GAGTGAAGAGCCGATCGGCCTCAGCTTTTTGCGCGTTGTATACGCGCATCGCTTCTTCTTCACTGATTAGGCCCGCCTTGCCTTTAGCAAGAGCCCGTTCCCCCTCCATACGCGCCATGGATGCTGCAGCGGCAGCACCGAAACCTTCACGGTCTTCCTGCGGTATCGCGGGCTGTTGGGCGGCTTGACCCTCGGCAATTATGCGCTTAACTGTGTTTTGTATAACGGTTGGATCGGTTCCATCTGGGAACTCAAGAATTCGTCCGTCCGCTAGTTGCGCTTCAATCGCCATTTAGGTCTCACTTTCGTGGTATTTGGCAGGGTTATGAAATGAGGTTCCCCTGCGCGTCAAACCTAAGTTTACTCCCTCCCGCCCCACTTTGTCCACCGGTAGGCACACCAGCCTCTCTGAGCGCTTGCTGCAGCATACGGTCTCGGATAGTTGGGTCTTTCTGTACCTGTTGCTGCAGACTCACATTAGCGGCAATTGTTTTATCTACTTGCGCTATAGCCGTTTGTTTGGCCGAGACTATCTGCGCCGGGGTCATCTCTTTAGTTTCCCCTTTAGCCGCGGCAGCGATACGCGCAGCCTCTATAGTTGCGTCGCGGGCTAATTGGTTTTCTGTGGCTCTAAGGTGGGCGTCTACGGCGGCCTTTGCAGCGGCTTGGCTACCGTCATACAGCTTACCGGTAACGTCCGCCATTGTCTTCTCGCTCTGCGCTTTGGCCATCTCAAATGCGTTTTCAGCAGCGCGGAGGTCCTTCTTATTGGCAACCTTCTCCCCGCGACGTATGTCGTACAGGTTCATAAACGCCTCGTCCAGCTTAGTACGCTTGGTGTCGATCTTGTCCATGCCTTCTTTGTAAGCCTTGGTGCCAACCAGTGCGCCTTTACCAATGTTCTCAAAGGCATTAGCGGAGTTACCCGCCATTATCGCCAGTCCAGCATCAATGAATGCCATACTCTGGTTACGCTTTTCCAGCCCTGCCAAACCAGCTTCTTGATCTTTAAGTTTAGCTTCACGTTCCGTACCATAATCACCCATTTCAGTTTGATCGCGCTTAACGTTTGCGATGCCTTGTCTTGCAACATCTTCATTTGCGGCATTAGCCAAGTCCATCTGGTCTATGTACTTCTGTGCGGCGGCGGGGTCGGCTGCGTACATCGCTTTGAGTTCCTCCAGCCCCATCGCACGAGGAGCGCCTATACCAGCTCCGCCTTGACCTGTTTTCCCACCAGTATCCGCAGGGGGCGCGTCTTGGCCGCCCGTAAGACTCCGGTTCGTTACGCCCGCCACATTGCCAACGGCTTGGTTTGCAAATCTCTGGCTGTCGTTGTATGGGTTAGCTTGCTCTTCGGCAACACCTTGCGCGCCCAATTCAGCTCGGCGTTGTTGGTCTTCATTAGGTTCATTTTGCCCACGACGGACCTCATCCATCATTGGGGTCATCGAATCAGTGTCAATTACAGACCCGAGATAGGGAATATCCAAACCCGTTACCGCACGTGCTCCACGAATCAATGTGGAATCTATAGCCCCGGCGGCCCCACGTGGGAGTAACGTAGCAATGTCGTACCCCGCAGCGCCAAGTTTTTTTACTACCTCAATAAATCCTTCACGGTCTCCTTCAGCCTGTTGTAGCAGCGCCTGCGCCTTAGCATCTAAGGGTTTACCGCGACCATCTGTTGCATTGCGGGGTGAACCGCCTTCTGCAAATGCCAAGATACCGCCGCCAGCGAAATCCATCTCTCCAACGGGCAAGCTTGCGACACCGCGAGACATCAGGTATTCGTCAGCTACCGAGGGTTGCCCATCTTGGGGGGCTTGTTGTGCAGAACCAGACCGCATCTGTGCACGGTCTTGCATCTCGTCTTGTGCGGCCATCCTACCCAGCGTAGATACGGTCGGCATCTGAGTACGCTGCTGCAACTGTGAGTCGTTTAGCAGGCCAGTAATACCGCCGCCAACTGCATAACCTTTAACGTCCCCGCCCTCAGCCATTCTACTTATACCGTACGCCGCAGTACCGAGACCAGCAACTTGAGATAGCTGGCTAGGCGCGGGCTGATACATAGACTGCACAGTTCCCATTGGGGTGCCGCGCAACATGGAGTTCATAAACTCAAGCTGTTGGTAGGGAAAGCGCTGTTGATTTAGGAAGTCCTGATACTCGTTGTCTTTGCCCTGCTGACCAAACGCCTGCTGCTGCGTACCGTACTGGTTCTGCAGCTTGTTAATATCCATTTCTTGGCCAAAGGTTTGCTGGCCAATATTAGCTAGCTGACCCGCACCAGTAAGAGCCGTCTGAAAGCCCTGCATACCTAAACCAGCGCCATACTGTTTTGACTGCTCACCTAGCTGCTGCTCAGTGTTGAACTGCTGCTGACCTTGGTTGTACGCTTGGTTTAGCCCTTGCGCTTGGATGTCGCCCATCTGAGTAGACAGGTTGCGGTTAGCCTCGGCGTCCATAATAGCTTGGCGAGAACCACCAAACGCACCGGATTTAACAGCCTGCGCATTCCGCCCAGTACCGGCAATGTCCGCGGTTCGCTGCGCTTCGCGTTGCTGGATGTCCACCACATTTTGCATGTAGGGGTTCATGTAGTTCTGAGCGGTTTGACCGCCGAACTGACCCGTCTGGTAGGGGTTAAAGTTTGCCCCGGCATTAAGCGCGCCTAAGCCCGCAGTACCAGCCATATTTGCAGCAGTGCCCATAGCCGCGGAGGGAGCGGCGTTCTGAGCGCCAGTAAAGGCTTGATTCTGCAGGTCAGTAAAACCCGCTTGCCGAGACTGGTCGTACGTTTGGTACGGGTTTTGGGTGATGTCCGTTAGCGCAGCGGCTTTACCGAGACCTTCTTTGGCGTAGGGCTTGGCCCAATCGGGTACATCCTGTACTTGCGTACTTGTTTGACTACCACTGCCACCGCCAGAGCCGCCACCGCCATAAATACGACCGCCCCCAACTTTGTGCTGCGTAGCAGAATCGCCAAAAGGCTCACCCATGGCATATAGATCACGACGAGACATACTCATATTTTTACTCCAACGATTCGGTACTTCTCGGCAAAACCATACCGAGACCATAAGCGGGCAATGGATTCACGCGCCGCACCTTCAATATATGTAGCACCAGTAGATGCAAGAACTTGTTTAAGCTGGACAAAAGTATCTGCGCTAGATATTAGTTTGCCGCCAATAGTCGTGATAAACGCTACCCTGTCATTTGGGCGATTACTGAATGATACCGTAGCTGCGCCCTGAACGCCAGCATCATCGACCGCGACTATTAGAGTCCAGTGCCCCATAATCACAAGCGTTTTGGCTTGTTCGATCGTATAGTCCCCGCAGGAGTGCTCAAGTGCGTTCGCAACAAACTGCTCGACCATGGGCCAAACTTGGTTTACATGCGAGATGTCTACGCGTTGAACTTGCATTACACGACTTTACGGGGGTCTACTTTACGTTGCTGAGTGGTTTTACCATGCGCTTGACCGCGGATTTTATCCATCATAGCGTATAACTTTTGAGCGCCTTTCTTGGGGTCGCCCTTGCCGATAATAGCAACGGTCTTAGGGTCGATATACGCCTCCCCATCAGCAACACGGGCGGGCTGTCTACCGTCAATGCTGGTATTAATCGAGTCGCTCAGGCCGTCGCCTTTACCTTTGATATGCTTAACCGCGCCAAACTTAGCTTTCAGTGAGCGTAAACCCGCATCAGTACTACCGTTACCCAAGGCACTAACAACGTCGGCGGGGACAACAAAACCTCCCTTAGCCATACCGCCTTCGGCTAACCCCATAAGTCCACCGGCAGCCATACCCCCGGGGGAAGAGGGGCCGAAACCCCCGTCCGCGTCCGCGCCACTAAAACCACCGTCGCCGCTTGGGCCCCCCACACCTACGTCAGGAGACGAGTTAATATTTGCGGCTTGTTCTGCTTGTGCCGCCGCCGCTGGGGTGAATTTTTGTTCGCTGCTATCAACAGGAGCTGGAGACTGCCCAAAATTGCCAAGGGCCATACTCATAAGGCCGGGACCCGAATAACCAGAATTCGGAGCGGACGCGGTTGACTCATACCCACCAGACGAGTCGATGCCGATAGGCTTAACTGCTGCCATAGGGGCTGTGGGCGCAACACCGGGCTTCTTAATGTATTTCTGAGTTACGGGATCGAACGTGTACTCTTCTGGCATGCCGCCTTCGGCTAACCCCAAGATGCCGCCCTGAGCAACCCGAACTTTATTTGGCCCTTGATAAGAAGGTGTGAAATACCGCAGTTCGCCGTCCGGATTGGCCAAACGTTGCGCGTCTAAGTCTTCTCTAGATGTCTTGCCGGGATTGTATGTGTATTGGTACTGCTCATTGTCTACAGGAGCAGACTGACTCTTAGGCTCTTGGAACAGCATTGGCGCCGCAGCAGCGCCTATATTTAAAGCGTTATCACCGTAGAAACCCGGTGTTGCCAGCTTACCCATTGCCGAGGTAGCCATAGGCGTAACGGTTTGAGGAATAGCGCCTAGACCCTGCGGAGCCAAACTGGCCTGTGGTAACCCAGTCATACCCGATTGGGTCAGAAAGTTGTTTGCTGACGCGCTTTGTGCGGCGGAAGTCCCAAGACCTGAAGCCCCTTGCGTAGCCAACCCTGTGTTTGCTGCTTGTATAGAGCTGTTAACCGCCGGAGCCCCTGAAACCAATCCCGAACTCGCGCCAAGCCCTAGACTCTGACCTAGACCTGCTCCGCCATACGCGCCGATACCCGCCATTAAACCTTTACCCAGATCACCACCGTTCAGCGCAGTAGTACCAAGGCCCACAATACCCGCAGCTAGCGGGGGCGGAACGCCCATCATAGACAACCCAACACCCGCAATCGTGGGGAGAATGGACTTTAGGAAGCCTGCTTCGACCAGACCCGTCTCGGGGTTAATTGTTAGGGAGCCGCCATGCGCCTTAGCTAGTGCCTGCAAGCCTTGCACTTCGCCGGGGGTCATGTGCACCAGTTGGGTATCTTCGCCGCGACCTTGTGACTGGACAGACTGCGCAATTGGGTGTAGGTTGTTCATAGCTATATTTTAATAGGTCAAAGTACAAATGGGAAGCGGGGGTTATCCAACTTTCCAGTTAGTCCCATCAGAGTACACAGGGACGGTCACAGCCCCACTACCCGCAACGGTAGCGCCAAACGTAGGACTCGCTGCGTCGGACACAAAAGACCTAGACCCAGCGCCAGAAGTAGCCGCACTAGGTAGCGTTGCAACCGTAAACACTGTTGTTGGGGGGATAACCGTCGAGTCTGCGCTCATCTGCCCCAGAATGTTATCTAGCTGGTTAAAGTACAGACGTAGAACGTTATTGAGCTGCTCCATAAACTGACGATCATAGGCATTTGGTGCCGTAGGTAACCGAGGCGCAACCGTCCGCGCAAGAGTCTGACCTGAAGTAAGAATGTTAGCCATTAGCGACGCCCATCGGAACGCATGTCGATTCGAGTAGCGCCCAACTGCCAAGCCGTTCCTACCTCTGAGGAGCTGATCTTAAACGCCATCTGGCGACCCCTAATGCGGGTATACACAACCTCAGTAAATTCCTGCACAACGTAATCACGCGTGTTGGTGTAGTTATTAGCACTGCTAACCGTTGGGGCGGGCGCTGCGCCATAGGGTGCGCCGGGGTTCTGACGCGGGCGAGTAGTCAACGTAACCTGTGGGGCTGCGCCTGTTGACCCTGTAAAGCTCACGTCGGGAATCATACGCCAGACAAACCCGTAGTTGTGCCCCTCGCCAATATCAAAGTCCGCAGATTGGATAAAGGACTCAATAGCACTAGGGGGGTTTGTAGAGCCGTCGTCAACGCCGTTCTCATGGTAGAACAGTTGGCCGCTATACCCCGCAGCTAGTGGGTAGTAGCGAAGCGGCGAGTCTAGCCATGCAG